GATAGAAACACAGGCTTCAAACAATTATATGAACTTATCGATTGGGCTTGTTTAGAATTCTATGACGAAGAAAGAATGATTTACATTGGTTCTGATGATGATGCATTAAATCAAAGATATGCTAAAGCTGTTGAGGGTGAAACTGGTTTTGTTGAGAACTTTGACAAAGAAGCTGGCCCGATTATATTTAAGTATTCATCTAGCAAAATGCAAATAGAAACTAATCCAGATGAATTGTATTTCCCTAAAATTGATACAACTGTTCACGTTTCAGATAGTATTGTTAAATCAAAAGCTTTCTCTATCCAAGCAATACAAGAGATTAGTCAGACTCAAATAACTCCTGAGAATGTCGAATTAATCAAAGAACAATTAAACTTATTAGGATTACCTTCTCGTAAATTAATCATAGATGCCTTGGACAAGTCGTTCGGTATTCAGAAAGAAGACCCAACAATCCCTAACCCTGATGATGTACTTGATCAATTGAAACCCGAAGAACTTGAAGCAGTAAAAGCGGACCCAACTTTATTAAATGATGTGGAGGCATAGACTATGAGCGAAAGAAAATGTTGTACAAAGTGTGGTAAACCTATTATGATTAAGAGTTCTAAACCTGAGTCAAAGGTTAAAACAACTCTAGTTGTTCAAGTTACTAAGTTTGCATGTTTAAACAAAGATTGCATTAAATACGATGAAGTTGTTGATAGAACCGAACAACCTTACGACTAATTGTATGGGTACAATATTTGCAAGGCAATGTGATTAGTGATATAATCTTATTAGAAGTAGTAATATGACAACGAGGAAAGACTCGGCTGTAACTAACTAAAGCCTACTCGGGCTTAAAACGTAGGAGGTAACATGAATTTAGATAACGCACCAGAAGTAGTAATCAAGAAAGTTGACCCAGAAGAGGTTAACCCAGGTGAAGAAAAGCAAGATGATCCAGAAAAAACATTTACTCAAACTGAGTTAAATGAAATTGTAGAAAAAAGACTTGCTAGAGCAAAAGCTGAGAAACCTGATGATTACGATGATCTTCTTGCAATCGCATCAGTTATGGAAGAATACGGATTCACTGGTACTGCTGCAGAAAAAAGAGCAGCTTTAAAAGCAGTGAATGAGAAAAACCGTACAGAACGTGAGTTACAAGAAATCAATGAGGAAGCAGAAAAAACCGGCCACTCTCCGGAGATTATCAAAGAACTCAAAGATGCAAAGAAGAAGAACAAAGAAGCACAGAAGAAATTAGATGGTTATACCAAAATAGAAACAGAGAAGCAAAAGGTAATAGAAGCACAAGAAGAAGCAGATGCAAATTGGGAACGTCAATTTAAAGAGTTCGTTGAATCTCATGAGGATATCGATATAGATGAACTTGTTAAAGATGCCAAATTTGTTAAATATGCAAAGAAACATACAGGTGAACTTACTGAGATTTATGATGACTATTTAGAACTTATGGAATCTAACTCACAAAGTATTGCTGATAAATTTAAAAAGTCAGAGTCACGTTCTACGGGTGGTGGTAAAAACATTCCTTCGTCTGGTAACATTAAGTTATCAACCGAAACACAAAAGACTATGGACGATTGGAACAAACGCTATCCTAAAAACCCGATGACTCCAAAAGATTTTACTTAATGATAAAGGAGAGATAAATGAAAATTAGTAGATCATTCGATGCTTCAATGTCATCTGAAAAGAGCTATCAAATTCCAGCAACTACAGATATAGAAGAAGGACAAGTTGTTAAATTAGCAGCTGGTAAAGTTGTTCTTGCAGTAGTTGGTGAAACAGCAGCTATTTTAGGCGTGGCAAAAGAAAATCACACAGGTGTTCAAGATGCTTTCAACGTTAGAAACAACGGTCTTGCTATTAGTGTATTAGACGGTCCTTCTACAATCTTTGAAGCAGCAGCACCTCAAGCAACTGCTACAAGTGGTTCAGCTACCACAATGGCTGCAACTGGTTTAGCTGTATTCGCTGATGATGATTTTAACGGTGGTTACATCAAACTTATTACAAAAGCTGCTGCAAGTGCTAATACGGATGCTTTAGGCACTGTATATCCAATCACAGATTTTACCGCAGCAACAAAATTATTCACTGTAGCAACTGGGGCAACTCATACTGCTGGTGATGTTTATGAAATTTATGCACCTGTCGGATTCCAAAAAGGTAACTTAGATGCAACAATCAGTAAGGTTGTTTTAACAACTAATGCTGATATTCCTTTTAGAGCCTACGGTGAAGATTTAGATCGTGGCGTTCAGTACTATACCGCAGCATTGCACTTGAATGCTAACAAACAAGCGTAAGAAGGAGGATTTATAATGGCATTAGCAAATACTAATACGGCCTGGAAACAGGATTTATACCCACTTGTAAACAAAACATTTGATTATGAGTATGATAACAGAATGAATAAATTCTCTGAGATCATGGGTAAAGAAAACATTAACAACGTAGACTTTAGAGATACTGGTACTGCTGGTTATGGTGAGCTGCCAGAATATGACGGTACATTAAAATCATTAAATCAAGCACGTGGTTTTATCACAATCTACACACCAACTGAAAAATCTGGTGCTGTTGATATCGCATTTAAGTATGCTAAAATTGACAAATCGGGTGAAGCGCACAAAGCTGGTAAAAGAGCAGCTAACTCAGCGTTTATGACCGTTTACATGGCTATGCTTAGAATGTATGGTAGAGCGTTTGATGATGCTTATGTTGGTGGTGATGGTAAACCTTGGGCTTCAACTTCACATCCAAATGCTTCTAAAGGTGATTTAAACGGTGTGTCTGTAGTTGATCCTGATTCTGGTACATTCTCAAACTTAATCAATGAAAAACTTTCAGTTTCAGCAATTACAAAGGCTCAAACTATGGGTAATAGATTCAAAACTCCTGATGGGTTACCATTGATGGTAGACTTCCAGGATAACGGTATCTTATTAGTTTCACCAGAATTAGAACCAAAAGCGATCGAGATTTGTGGTAAAGATGGTAAAATGTCACCAGAAAAACTTCCTGAGTCAGCTGAAAATGGCGCTAATCCTGTATGGGGATTAAAGTACATGGTAGTTGGTGGTGGAGATGTTGGTTTCTCAGCTAAACAATGGGCTATTGCTGATAGAACATTATTAAAAGATTCGGCTAAATGTGTAGCAATTACAGACCCAACAGTTATGGAAACAGAATTAGACAATCCATTAATCGCACGTTTTGTTCCTTATGTAGATTTCGCAGTAGGTTTCTCTGATGCAAGATGTATTATATTCTCTAACCCAGCGTAAGGGGGTAAATCATGAGTAAAGAATTTAGAGGTACTAATTTCCCTAATGGGTTAATAGTTGGTCAATTTGATGTTGATGGAGATCTTACAGATGAACGATTTACACCCGGCATGAGAAGCGTTGTGACTTATTCACCTTTTTCTGCTGCTGGCATACCGAAAATCTTCTGGATTGCTCCTGCAGCATGTAAAATTATTTCAGCGGTTGAACGTCATGTAACTGTGGCTGGTCAAGCTGGAACGATGCAAGTAGAAAAGATTCCTAGTGGAACGGCTATTGGATCCGGTACAGTGGTACTAGCTAGTGCCTTCGACTTAGAATCAACAGCAGATACAAACGTAACTATCTTAGGTTCTTCTACTCTTGCAACTAAATCAGTTGCTAAAGGTGAAGCACTTGCAGGTAAGGTTGCATCAGGTGCAGCTACATCGTATGTAGATGGTTCTCTATCGATTACGGTAGAATGGTTATAAAAACTCTTAAAGGGTGGGTGTTTAATACGCTCACCCTTTTTATATTGAAAAGGAGTCGATAATGGCTTATAAGAAGAAACCAGTAGTAAAGAAAAAAGCTACAACAACTAAAAAGAAAACAAAGCAACCTGAGTCAACTTTAAGGGCTTTGGTTATGAAAAAATAAATAGGAGGAAAAAAGCATGTATGTATATGTAGAACCTTATAAAATAATCGAAGTTGAAATTGTAGCTGCATTAGTAGCCGTTGAGCAAACTGTATCGATACAATCTAGCAAGTTTTTAATTTCAAACACAGGAGCGCAACCAGCTTACTTTAAAGAAAAGTCAATCGATGGTGTTGCCGCTACTGTATCAAATGCAATGTTAATACCAGCAAATACAGTATTTCCAGTAGTGCTTACCGGTAGTGAGTTGAGTTTTATATCTAATGCAACCGGAACAACTCTAGCGATACTTATATTAGATCAGTAGGAGGGAATATGGTTCACTTAATAGCAGGGACAGACCCTGATAACAATGTTAGAGAAATAAGTGTTGACTCGCACGGTGAAATGATAACTTCACCTAGTATGCCTAAAGATGCATCCGGATTATCTGGATTTAACGGCATATTTGGAGATAGCTACGTGTCTCATAGAGTCCCTAAATTTTCTGCAAACTTTACTCACCCAATAGACACAAGAAGTACTTTAACGAGCTTGTTAAACGGTGGCACTGCTAGTTTAGAAGGTAATTTATTGGCAGGAAACACAGGGACGGACCCGAACGGTTCGGTAACGATACAATCAAAAGATAATTTAAGATACACAGCCGGAAGAGATGCGGAAGTTATGTTTACAGGGATATTTACAATCGGGGTATCTAACTCAGCACAAAGAGGTGGATTATTCGATGATAATGATGGCATATTTTTAGGTTACGAAGGTGTCGATTTCGGAGTAACCATAAGAAAAAACGCTACTGATATTTTTACCAAGCAAACAAAATTTAACATCGACCCAATAGATGGTAATGGTAAAAGCAAATTCAAAATTGATACAACGAAAATGAATATTTTTAGAATAACTTATGGTTATCTAGGAATTGCGCCAATAATTTACCAAGTGTACGGTGGGATAGAAAACGGATGGATAACTTTCCACGTGCACAATGTAGCAAACAAACAATCGGAAACTCATATAGCTAATCCGTATCTACCTGTAAGATTGCAAGTTGTTAATAGTGGGAACACTAGTGAAGTGATAATGCGGAGCGGCTCTATATATGCCGGAACTATAGATGGGACAGGCTCGTCCGATGCATCTAGTCGTGAATTCTCAAAGAAAGTCTCTGCTGTTAGTGCTAGTCCGGGAATTGATAAACTAATTATATTCTTTCATAATAAATCTGTATTTTCAACAGTTCCTAACAAAATATCAGATTTGCTATTAAAGGTAGGCGTAGGTGTAGAAAGCAATAAACCAGTGGTGATAAATCTATACAAAATACCAACAGAACCAGCGTTAGCTGCGTGGTTGGATGTTGATGCAGATAATAGCAATATGGAAATTTCAACAGTTGGCACAGTTGATCTAACTAATGCGGAATTATTAGATGCTTGGCCTTTAGCAAAAACAGATTCTATAAACATAGACACTTCAAAATTGAATTACTTATTACTTCCAGACGAGTACGCGGTATTCACATATTCGGCGGCTGGATCAGTAGATTACGAGTTTATAAACAGATGGTCAGAACTGTTTTAGGAAAGAGGTTTAAATGAATCAATTAACAGCACAAACCAAAACCTTCGTATTACTTGATAGTTATTCAAGGTCGGGACTATTACTTGACCCACAAGGCCCGAAACAGAAGGATTACGCATTAAAAATGCCAATGTTATTCGATGCGGCACAGAAACAAATAGCAACAATTAAAAAAATAGTAAGAACTAAAAAAATAAGCCATGCAATGCCATGTAATAAATTAGCTTCACCTACATATCAATTTGATATAGTGCAAAATTATGGTGATGACCAGATTTACAAAGCAGAAGGTCCGGCAAATGCTTATTATTTTGAAGTTGATGATGTATGTCAAGTAGTGATTGAAGAAGAAACTTCAGAAGATGTGTGGGATAACCTCGAAACATTTAACAATCCTCTTGGCAATGCTGGTGAATTCACTGCATACAAGGGCCTTTTAAGCCCGACAAGCCAAGATAATGATATTCGCATACGTTTCATAGGTAATACCCTTTATAATCATAGAAACCGAGCGTTATTCGGTGAGAAGTTTAGTGATGTGTCTAGGGTTCCGGATTACACTAGTTATGTTTTGTATTTAGTAAATGCCAAATTCTATCAATTAAACAAAGTTATTTTAAAAGGACAAGAATTTAGTCATCAAGCTTATGTAAATACCGACGATTATTATTGGGAACAGAAGAATATATTCGCTATAAATTGGTACAGTGTTGGTGAATATTGGATTGAGTATTTTAAATATCCAGAAGATATCACTTCGGAAACGGCTGAAGATGTTGAATTTGAAGTAGATGTTGATGCTCAAGAATTAATCCCATTTTATGCAGCTTCAATGTGTGTGCTTAATGAAAATAATGTAGTTGGTGACCGTCTTTTAAATGAATTTAATGTTAAATTAGCAAACTTGGACCCTTCTATTAAAAAAGGATCTAATAACGTAAGAAACACAATGTTCACAGGTTACGCAAAGAAGAAATTGTATTAAGGAGGGCTAAATGGCTTATAGATATGTTCAACCGAAGTTTCCAAGCAAGCAAGCGTATAGTACATGGCCCTCTAAAACAACCCTCTTTAACGGGGGGTTGGACCTTGTGACACCGGAATATAAACTACCAGATAGTAAAACAAATAAGTGTTTGAATGTTTGGTATAGAGATGGTGAAATAGAAAAAAGATGGGGTCAAGACTATATTTTAGATACAGAAGTAGTTGAAAGTGTATGTTATGCAGCTTATGAATTTTTATACTTAGGCTTTATAATTAAACATTCTGGTACTAAATTATACAAACAAAATGTAACAACAGGTGTTTCAACAGAGATATACACAGGTTTATCCACAGTTCGTGGGGTATTCTTTAAATTTAATCAGAATCTTTACTATTTACAAGCTGGTGAATATGTAGTTTGGAACGGTACAACTGCTACATTAGTAGTGGGTTACATTCCTAATGTTATTTTAAACAGAACAGCTGCTGGTGGTGGAGATGTTGATGAACAATACAATAGAATACAACCAGGCTTTAAAAATTCTTTTGCTACCAATGGTGCTGATACTGTTTATCCATTAACCGACCAAGACTTAGATGCTACGGCATTGATTGGTTCAGATGATGGTGGAGTTACATTTTCATTAGTAGAAGGTGTTGAATTCACAGTAAATAGGACCACTGGTGTTGTAACTTTTGCAGTAGCACCAATTGTAGGAACAAATTTATACAGAATACAAGCATATAAAACAGTTCAAGAGGATATCGATTCTATTTTAGAGTGTACAGCTGCCATTCCTTTCGGTGGTCAGAATGATAATAGAATATTCTTTGGAGCAAATGGAACAGGTAAATACTTCTGGTCGGGAATTTCTTCACTTGGAGTAGATGCAACTTATTTTCCTTTCGATAACTTTAACATTGTAGCTAATGTTGATGAACCTATTTATGGGTTTGGTAGACATTATGATGTATTAGTTGTACTTAAACAAAGAGACCTTATGGCAGTAACTTATACTTTCGATGGTGTAACAGGGATATTTGCATCTTATTACATCAACTCTCAGTATGGTTGTGATTGCCCTGAGACGATTAAAACAGTAAACAATAACTTAGTATGGTTAAACTCAGTAGAGGGCGTTATAACGCTAATAGGTACGTTAAATGACTCACAAAGGAACGCTTTTACATGTTCTAGAAACATAGACCCTACTTTGTTAAAACAAGACAACTTAAAAACTGCAACTGCGGTAGATTTTGACGGCAAATATTGGTTGTGTGTTAATGACACGGCTTATGTATGGGATTACTTTATAAGTCCTTATGTAGATACATATAATCCAGATAAATCAGCCGAACAATTATCATGGTGGTACTTTACTAATATTGATTCTGCATCATTTATAAAAAATGACAACAAATTATATTATGGTAGTCGAGTTGATGGTAAAACAATCTTCTTTGATGTTACTAACACAGTGTCGATATTCTCTGATTTTGGAGATGGTATACCAGCTTTATATAGATATCCTATGAGACAATTGGGTCAAGGTATGAGAGAATTCACAGTGTTAAGAGGGTATGTTGATGTTAGGGGTGATTCAGTTACTAATCATAAAGTTGAATACTTTACTTCTGACGAACCTTTTGGAGAACCTAAAACAGAAACCATTGTAGTTGGTTCGTTCTCGTGGTTCCCATTCAGTTGGGCTGCATTCACATGGGGAGTAACAGGTCCACTGTTTTCAGCAGTATTGACACCATTCCTTAAAAATATACAATGGTTTGCCGTTGAGTTTTCAAATAGTGAAAATGGTAAATCTATGAACATGAGTGCTATGAGTTTTCAATATCAAATTACAAGAATTATACGATAGGAGGGAATATGTCTTACGAAGCAAGATTAAAGTTATTAACAGATTCAGCTTACAGCCCGAGAGATGCAACTTCAGAACCAGCAATCCGTGGCCAAGTGGATGATTCTATTGCAGAAGTTTACAACAATGTACAAATAGCATTAGCTTTAGCAACACTAGGCAATGACGGTGCTTTACTTATTGGTTTAAAATTAGCCAATGTAGCGGCTACAACAGTTAATGGTGCTATTGAAGAAACAAAAACTTTAGCATTATTAGCGGCACCTCAAGCAACAACTTATAACAAAACAGAAGTGGACAACAAAGTACAGGTTAATACAGATGCTTTAACAACTCATAAATCAAGTGGTGATCATGATGCTAGATATTATACACAGGCTCAAATTACTACGCTCGATAATGCAAATGTTAAAAAAACAGGTAACCAAACCATTGCAGGAGTGAAAACATTTAGTTCACCAGTTAAAGGTCCTGAACCTGTAGACCTTGAAGATTATGCAACTAGAAACTTCGCAGAAAATCAAACTGCAATAAATATTCCACCGGATACATTAAC